GTGTGACAGTTTGAGATCCGCCTGCACTCTTATTCTGCACATTATAATCATTGAAATTTTGCTGTAAGATTTGACCTAACTTGCCTTTATAACCAGCAGACTCGTCTCCCTCTGGTGCAGGTGGTGGGCCTTGCGCGGGCGCAGACGCAGCGGGTGCACCTGGTACTGGTGGTGGATTCTCAGCATTAGCTTCAGGTCCACCACCAATAGCAGCACCAAATGCTTTTGGGCCTGCTCGCATACCAGCCGCCGCTGGTGTTGCACCAGCCGCCACTTTAGCGTTCTGTTCAGCGCGTTGTTCCTCTTTTGGTTTATATCTTACGTCATTAGCTCTATCTTTATCATCTATACCTTGCATGTTTAACATCGCATCACGCGCAGCATTAGAATCTACGGTGGCTGTTATACCTTTTGCATGTGTTGCACCCATAGCATCTTCATCTTCTTTTTTATATTTTGCTTCCATGATGTTGGATGCATTTTGCATATTTGCTGCGCGAATATCTCTGTCACTAAGACCAGTATCACCGCCAGGTAATCCGTCTGTTGGTAATGTATGACTACCAGCACCGCGCCCTAACTTACGAGGATCAGTATGGTCACCGCCACCACGTCCGATAGCACCGGTTGTTTCACCTGTAGTGTGCCCACCACCACGACCAAACGTAGCTGGATTTGTGGCATCGCGTAGCGATTTCGCAGCCGCTTTTTTTGCTTCTACTGGTGCACCAGGTGCAGCAGCAACAGCTTTTAAACCAGCAAGTTCTTTTTGTCTCTGTTGATCCGCAGCAAAGAACATTGCAGTAGCACCAGAATCACCGTTTCTTTCCATATCCTGTTGTTGTTGAAACATAGCTTTAGACTTAGCGTGTGGATCAGGTGGTGCCATTACAGGTGCACCTGTAGCTGCGGCAGGTGCAGTATCCGTAGGTCTTCTCATTGGTTGTGGTGCTGCGGCTGATTGTCTAGCAGCACCAAATGCACCAGTCTCACCACCGATTGACATATCAGTTGGTGCGGCTGCTGGTGGTGTTGCACCAGCTTTGTCTTGTGGTTCCATCATTGACATTTGAGTTGCAGCCGTTGTGGTGGCTGAAGCACCACCCTGAGGTGCACCAACTTTGTCTTGTGGTTCCATCATTGACATTTGACTAGCTGCGGCTGTTGTCGCAGCTTGTGGGCTACCAGCTGGTGCCGCTGGTGTTTGCGGATTATTTTGCGTCGCTTGAGCCGCGTCTATTGCAGATTGCTGTGGTTGTTGATTTGAAAACTGACACCAAAGATTATACAATTCAATAGCATCTGCAATAACGGTAACAAATACAAGAGCATCGAGTAACCAACCAGCAAAAGGAACTGCGGCTAGTCCAGCCATCAATAATAACTTACCACCTATTCTTTTGAATAAAGTAGGAGCGGCGTATCTAACAAACGCCATAAATGCATCCCACTTTGAATTGCCGCTTGATGGAATGGCAGCTTCGGCTATGGAAGCAGCGGTACCTAATGCAGCACCACTGATAGCAGCACCAGCACCACCTGTCAAAGATGGTGTTATGTAAGCAAGACTTCTGGTAAACTCTGTACGAGACGCAGCCAGTTCTTTGTTCAATGTTCTAAAGCGGCCTGTCATATCATGGTCAACTCTAGCAATCGTCTTTAGAACGCTTGCAATGCTTTTCATAATTTCATTAGATACTTTTTGCAATTGTGTTAGTTGAATATTCAAACGTGACATAGAGTCCGCAAGGTCTCCCATTGAACTCTTGTTAGTCAATAGCGACGATGATGCTTTCTGCATATTACTATCCGCAGACTTGGTACTAAATGTTATTGCTGGTCTATCAAATGGTGTACCAGTTACGAGTTTTGAAATAGCCATTAAAATAACCTTCTAAGAGCAGATCCGATTTCCGCACCGATCATAAATGGTGAGACCATTGATTGTGGGCGATATGTTGGTCCTGCCATCTGTTGAAATATATTAGTTCTAATATCATTCGTGACAGTCCTATTGATGATGGCTGTATTCATAGGTGGACACGCACACGCACGATTCATAGCATAATCCTGCGAAGCACCTGCCATTCTACTACCTCCGCCACCGCCAGCGTAATAGTCTGGAGCAGGTGCACCAGGCGTAAACTCTCCATCACTTGCACCACCCTGTGGTTCAATGTGCCATGGCTCATGCGACATTCTAAAATGCAAACCAAACTTAGCTGCATTTTGATGCGCCCACCCTTGCGCTTGCCCAGATGAATATTGCAAGTCTACCGCGATACCTCTACCGTGATTTGATTTGCCTGGTGGTGCTACCCATTTTCTTGCAGCTTCTGGGCTACCATACTTAGCAACGGCCGCTTGGAACAATTGCGCTTGACGCTCTGGGCTACGATAACCAGACATAATCTTAATTGGTGCACCAGCTTGCTCAGCCGCTGCGAGAAACTGCCCAAGTCTACCAGCAAAGTCTGGACTTAGACCAGCTATATGTGATGCGTCTTTGGTATTGAATCTCTGGAGATCACCATTTCCTAAACTCGCAAGCGAAGTCTGCACTTGTTGTTGTGATGGTAAACCTGTTGTATCTAATGGGCGGACAGTACCAGCTTGTTGAATAGGTGCAAGACTAAATTTCTGATTGAATGCTGCTACTTTTCCTTCTAGCTCTTTCTTCTTTGCCTCATTAGCTTCACCGAGTCTAGCACCAGGACCTTTTTTCGCTGCAAGATCGTTTATATTTTTTAGCATCGTTACGTTGGCTTGATGCGTTGCAGCCTCTTCTGGTGTCGCAGAAGGTCTACGTTGTGGTGCACCTGTTGTGGCTGCTGGTGTTGATGCGGTGGTTGGACCACCAGATGGAGCAGCTGGTGCAGTAGGAGTTGTTTGTTGTGCCGCAGCAGTTTGAACATTACCGCCCATTTGCTGGTATGTTTTCATCCATGACGCTTGATATGCTTGTGGTGTTAAACCTCTATTGACAGCCAGTGCGTTCGCAGACATGCGACCTTGAGCATTACCAGTATACCAAACAAGTGGAATTTTTGATACGTCATTATTATTTTGACGAAGAACTTCAGAAATATAAACATCTGCTACTTTATCTTGTACATCTGGTGGAGCCATAAATGCTCGTGGATATTTTTGTATATCTACGCCAGCTGCCTGTGCGCGTGAACGCCATGTGCTATCAATAAACTGATAAGCACCAGATGCACTAGATGAATTTGAACGGATGTTATAGTTACCACCAGATTCGCGTTTTTTGATTGTCTCTAAGATTTGTTTATTACTACCAGATGCTGGAGTATTAGGCCACATTCCGCCTGGTGGTGCTTCTCCACCACCACCGCCACCAGCACCACTTGTAGCAATCAAAGCGGCACCAACGGCCACAGCCGTACCAGCAACTGCAAGACCTATACCAAGTCTCGTGTTACTAGCAGATTTTGATTGCTTCATTCTCTGCGCCCGCGCAAGAACCGCGGTGCTTCGCGAAGCTTTGAGTGATTTACGACCAGCACCTTTACGCCCTGGTTTAGGCGCTACAGAACCACCAGCTTGTGTTGGTGCTTTTGCACCGGTTAGCGTCTCAATGACTTTATCTTGAAATTCTTGGTTATTTTGAATCATCGACCGAATGACAGTTTCATTTTGCTCTGTCATCTTTTGAACAACGCCACTCATCTGTTCAAATAGTTTTGGATATGACTCCATTATCTTCTGATTTGTGGTAATCAGATTGGTAGCGATGGATACGTTTTTGTTGAATTGTTTGATTACCTTGCTAGGTACACCTGTTGCTTTAGTTGTGGTCTTGATACCGGGCGCTTTTGGCATTGCTGCTGCAATTGCTTCGCGCTTTTCTTGCGGTGGAAAATATACAGCAATCTTATCAGGCGCTGGTTTGCCTTGATCGTCAATGATAGAACCATCTGGCGCATAGTAATATTTGGTGTTCTTCAATACGCCAGCAATTTGAGCGTTATTCTTCTTCTTTCTTTTGGGTGCTACTACAGCCGCAGCTTCTTCAACTGGAGCAGGCGCAGCAAACATCGCGGAAATTCGCGCAGACGCGGGAATGCCGTTCTCGTCCACAACCGTACCATCACTCTTGTAATAGTAATCGGTGTTTCCTAAACTGCCTGCTACTGGTCCTGGCTTTTTAGCCATTTGTTATCCTCGTTCGCGTTCTTCTTTTAGTTTCTCAAGGTATTCTAGTAGCATCTTAACGTAAATATCCCTCTCCCAGGGTATCATTCCTTCAATGTCACTCAGAGAATATTTGTGGTGTTGCATAAGCGAAAAATTGGTTTGATAATAGTTCATTAGTGTGTTATGAGAGAGGACCATTAAAAAAAATCAGACAGGCCCTCCAACGTAACGGTATCTTCTTGCCCACAACCACGACACTTATAACTAAACGAATGCTTTAGCTTTGGAATCGTTTGAATGAACTGCATTACCTTAGCAAACTGGACGCTATTGAGGCCTTCAATAAACTGAATTGAATCAGCCAAATTATCCGGTTCGTAAACTTCTTCTGCGTCATATACTGACATAATACATTTAGCCAGCATCTCAATTTCATCGTCACCCTGAGTAATCTGTTTGATATCACTAATGGTAGGATATCGCATTTCCATACCAAGAATGCCATCAAGATCAATTCTACTTGAGTGACTATCACTTTTTTGGACCTTCACTTCTTCAAGATTGATATCAACTGGTGTAACAGCTTCACATGCGATGCCTGCATAGTTTACACCGCCAGTGTGGCGATATTCCATCTTAACAATTTCACCAATTGACTTCGCTCTAATGTTGAGGAAGATATATTCAAGGTCAAAATATGGTAGCTTATCCACATTGATATCGCTCGTCACACAGGCTGCGATAACATCTTTCACAGCGTCAATCATAGAGTTTTGGTCTTCAGCAGATGCAGCCATAAGCAACATCTTTTCCTCTTTCACAACAAATGGCCTAAAATTAATTCTTTGCCCACTTGATGGTAGTTCTAATCCAAACTTTGGTGTAGCCAATTTCGGTAGTGCCATAATTTACCTCACTTATATTAAAAGAATCCGTATCCTGAACGTGCGTCTTGATTAAATGCAGTGTTATTTCTAAACGATTTGTTGGCTTCAATAACAGTCCTATATCTCATTTCAACCTGAAGTTTTGCATATCCTTCATCGCCCCATGACATAGCAATATCATTTACGGAACTTGGATATGCTTCCAGAAATCTAATTTGATTTTGAATGACCGCGTCTGGTTGTTCTTGCATAGAAAGAGAAAAATTGCTTGATTGTGCGCCTGGAGCCAAATCTCTAGCTGGGTTAGAATTTTGTCTAGGTGCATTGGATGGAAATCGTTGTGGTGTTGGCTGAGAGTATTGCCAAATTTCAATCTCACCAATACCTTCATCATAATATTTTGAATCAAACATTCCTGGGACTACAGCGGTATTATAATTGGTACGATGATGCCCAACAAAGAAATCTTGCCATCTCATAAACACTTCGCGCTCGCGCATGTCACGCGAGAGAATAACTGTGAATGTTACTGGTTGGTGTTGGAAACGATACGGCATTGCGCGAACAGGACCATGATATTGTTGATCCAATGTTGTAAGCGTACGGCCTGGTAAATTGACGCTCTCAATACGAAAGCGCATTCCCTGGTCAAGGCCATATGGTGCTAGTGATCTGCCACCTGGTCCTCGTGTTATCACAGCTTCAAAATGCGATGTTGCTGCAATACCAGTTTTGGCAATCTCAGAGTTAAAATCTGCTATATTAAAAGGCATCGTTAAATCCTATTTCGGCTGTCTTTGTAGACAACATTTCTACTAGCTCCAACAAATCTATCAAGCGGAAGAAACAAAGCCATGTCCCACTCTGTGGGTTCAATATAGAAAAATTTAGATTGCACATGCGAGATCAGGTAACGCTTGACGCACGGCTTGAAGAAACGATAGCGCGATGCTTGGCTAAGGATGTCGTAAGATATCTTTAGCTTTGTCTTGTCGTCAAATGTTTTTGAAGATGCTACATTGTACAGAGCATCCATCAGCTTTGCTCGCAGCACCGGTGGTAGATAGTGAAGATTCAAACCAAGAAACGAACCACCAGATGATGCAGTACCACCAGTCTTGCCACCAGTGCCAATAGGAATCACAAGTGGATACCTATCATAATACGGTAGTTTGTTTTTAGTTTTTGGATCGTATCGGAACAGATACATGCGACCGATCAAAGGTATGTTTGTTAATCTGTTTGCTTGACTGCGAAGCATTAATGATGGATTTGCATTGACAGCCTGTGCTTGCTTGCGAAACCATGCGCGAGAGTCGCGCTTAACGCCAGCACTCTCAGCTTTATGGATCAAACTATCAAAGATGTATGCGACCATTAAAGACCGAGTTCCTTTTCCGTAAGCACTACGAATTGCCAGTTGCGGTCAGCACAATATTCCTTTGCAGCTTCCCATTTACTACTATTTATGCCCCAAGTCATCACTTCTTTCAAGTATTTCTTACTTGGCTTTGATACACCTTTCTTGATGGTAGGCGGTACAGACTGCGCTTTTGGTTTAACTTCCAGCATCTTCACTGTGACTTTGCCATCTCTGTCACGCATCTTAACCACGAAGTCTGGAAAGTATCGGTGCCATTTGCCATCTATCGGTGACTTGTACGGAATCGCAAGCTCTTCCGAGGCCCATTGAATGACGTTGATATTGTTGTCCAGATATCCCATGACGCGCAGTTCCCACGACGATCGGTAAACAATCTTCGTAGGATCACCTTTATATTTCTGTGGATTTTTCGGTACAAACCGACCAGTATATGCTTTCATGCACTCTATGTATTGCGTATAAATAGATTGGTTAGGGAGATAACAAAATATGCCACCAGATACAGCAAGAGACTTGGCAGCATCAAGAGCGAATGCAGGTGCACCGCCAGGAATCAATACTAATAATGTTTCTAATCCGTCTTTAATTGGTGGTACAGGTGGTGATCCTTTTAAAGGAGATGATAACTCATTTCCTAGTGATCTTACAATGAATAATAACTGGATGGAATTCGTTGCTAAACCTACAAAAGGTGTATTAGAGGGTGATGTTCTTTCAGCGTTAGGACTAACAGGGTTTGGCAGTGCCGTAGCCGGTGAAGGTGGAGTAGTTCGTTTGCCTCTTCCAGCAAATCTTTCAACTGATTATAATCCAACATATAGCACACCAGATTTAGGTATGGCCGCCGGATCTGCACTTAAACCTTTTGATAGAGCAATATATGGCAATAACGATATACCTGGGCAAGCTGCCGTTGGCGCAGGACTTGCTGGTGCTGGTTTAGCTGGTATAGGCGCTTTAACCGCAACAACTGGAGCTGCCGCATTTGCGCAAAAAGGATTAGCTGGTATGGGTGTAACAGGCGACGCTTTAGGTGCTGCGCTAAAAGTTGGTGGCGGTATTGCTCAAAACCCACACAAAATTGTGCTATTTACCGGTGTTGATTTTCGTGACCATTCATTTAGCTGGAAACTATCTCCACGCAATAGAAGAGAGTCCGACATTATCCGCCGTATCATAGCCATGTTTACTTATTATTCTCATCCAGAATTTGTTGCTGGTGGTTTGTTTTTTAAATATCCTGAATTTTTTGAAATTAAATTTGCAAGAGATGCATATCTTTTCAAAATGAGGCCTTCTGTTTGCACTGACATCAAAGTGGATTACCATCCACAAGCTTATGCAGCCTATATCAGAAATGCGGATGGCAGTGGTGAACCAGCACCAGCCGAAGTATCACTATCTTTGACATTCAAAGAAACCGAGATTATCTCAAAGCAATTCTTAAATCCTGGCAGTCCAGTTTCTCAAATTAGACCACCTCAAGAATCAACATCATTGCTTAATGGAACAGATCGGTCTGCTGTAGGAGCGCAAGAAGTTCGCCGAGAAGTATTGAATCGTATAGGCGAAGATGCTCAAGAAGCCATGAGAGTTAGAAGAGATGTATATCTTGGATATGATCGTCCTTGGTAATATGTGTTTATTTTAAAGGTTCATAAATGCTTTATTTCACACCATTTCCTACGATTCAGTATAAGATACCGAATAGCACGAAGTCGATTCCAGTTACGGATATCACTCGTAGGTTTTCTGCTGCTGATTTTTTAAAGAATAGCAGCGTTGCATTTGATACATATTTTGTTCAAGATGGTGAACGAGCTGATTCTGTTGCATATGATTATTATGGTGATGTGACTATGGACTGGTTAATCCTTCTTGTCAATGAAATCCATGATCCATATTTCCAATGGCCTCTATCATATGAAGAAATGGATTCATATCTAAGAGACAAATATGGTTCGGTTGAATACACACAGATAACAATCCACCACTATGAAAAAATTATTCAGCAGCAGTATATTCAGAATGACAATGGCACGCAGAGAGTTGTGCCAGAAAAAATATTAATTGTTGACGAAACCACATATCTATCTCTTGCTGCATTTGAAAGAAAAACAAAAACAATATATGAATACGAAGTAGAATTAAATGAAGACCGTAGAAAGATATTTCTACTCGATTTGAACTATTTGTTGCTCATTAAAGATCAACATCCAAATATTTTTGATGGAGTTACCGTTCGATGAGCGACCAAACAACTGGTGCTGGTTTACTTTCAACATGCACAATTAAAGGCACCGATGTTCGTGCTATTGTAAATCAACTTGATTATTTTGAAAGCATATACACAACCAGCGCGTCTTGTAATATCGTTATCAACGACGGAAGCGGATTTAGCCAAAACGCCAATTTAAAGAATGGCGAAGACGTTGAGATTGGATTTGGTGGCAGATCAGGCGCTCAAATCAAAATGAAATTTGAAGTGGCTATTGTTGGTGATCGTATGCGCGTGAAAGACAAACAGGACATGTACACGCTCACAGCCGTGTCATCAGAGATGGCATCCGACGCCGCAAAGGCAATTGATAAGCCATATAATGATATTAAACTATCAGACATGGTCAAGCAGGTCCATGAGATATACACCAAAGATTCCAAGACTATCAAAAAAGATTTGATTACAAATGAAGAGAGCGAAGGTAAACAGAACTACGTTGGTACCGGTCGTAATCCCACAACAGTATTTCGTTGGGCTGGCAAAGAGGCAAAATCAGCAAAAGCTAAAGCTTCAAATTATGTTTACTATCAAGACAGAGATGGATACCACTTCAAAACGATAGCGTCTATGCTTGAAGGTTCTGAAGCTATGACATTCTCGTATGCTTTGCAAAACACCGGCTCTGGTGGTGACGCATCAAAACGTATAATTTCGTTTGAACAGAAACAAGATTTTCATGGCCTAGATGCTAGTGATAGCGGCGCAGAATCGGACCACCAGTATATCTATGATCCATTAACAGGAAAAGTGGATTCCGTACCTGGTGGCAAACGACAGGGCCAAGACTCAAAACCACTGAATAAAAACGCAATCGTAGAAAAAGACGAATCTAAAGGCACAGAAGGATCTATTGGCACAAAAGTTATCCGCTTCAACATTGCACGTGGCGGTGTTGGTAAAGGTGCTGGTGAAAAAAGCAAATATATTGAATCTCGTTCACCAAAAGATGCGGAAAATAAAAGAACAATTGGTGAGCATGGCGCACAGTCTGCGATTGCTAATCAGTTGGAAAATCTAGTGATGAATGTTCTTGTTCCAGGCAACACAACAATTAAACCCGGCATAAAAGTGAAGCTTCAAATTCCATCTAACCAAGAAAACAATGAACTTGACAATCGCTCTGGTGTATTTTTAGTGACAAGTGTGCGCCATATCATATATAAAGATGACAAAGATTTCAAATACAACTGTGTTTTGGAATGCAAATCTGATTCGCATAGTAAATAAAGGAGTTTAGTCATGGCAGAACAAGCAAGCATGTTTGGTAAAAATCTTTTGTGGTGGGTTGGCACTGTTGAAGATCGTGGCACTGGGCAATTCTCTGGTAAAAAAGATGAGTTGAAGCTCGGCCGTTTGAAAGTTAGAATCCATGGGCATCACACGGAAGACAAAAGTGTTTTACCAACTAAAGAATTGCCATGGTGTGATGTTGCAACACCGATGACATCCGCATCCATCAGTGGCGTTGGTCGTTCGCCGACAGGCATTACAGAAGGATCAAAGGTATATGGATTTTTTTGGGATAGCGAGGGAGCGCAATATCCTGTAGCGGTTGGTTCGTTTCCACATGTTCAACAAAAAGGCGGTTCAGGTAAACAATCGCCAGGATCAGGACCTAAAAAATAATGGCAATAACACAGTCACCATATGCGGATTACTTTATCAATGTGAATCCACTTTCAACGACTACACCTACGCCTATTCTCACAGGAAAGGTCAATTTTGAACGTCAGAAAAACCAAACAATCCACATAACAGTAAATTATATCACATATAAACTGTTTGATGGTAATCTTGGTATTGATGAATCGGTCATACCAAATGTTTGGAAACTTCACTTTTCATCGCCTTTATATCCTGGGCAATATGATGTTGAAGCCAGTGTAATTGATGTGACCAATAATATCATTATAGTTTCGGATAACGTATATGGTGAGTTGGTAATCAAAAGACCGACAACAGCGTCAATGCAATATAAACAAAAAAGCATGACGATACCACAGAAGGTTGCGCTTGTTGCAGGCCTATTGGATGCAGTATCAAAAATACCAGGTGGAGGTGGCAATTCTGGTGTTGGTGGCAATCCATCTGTACATCCAGTAGAAGATGATGACGGTTCAACAACCGCAGCTGGCCGTGCAGACAAAGAACGAGACACCGATCCGAGAGTAACTAGTAAAGATGCTAGACAAAAAGCAAATAGTATACCAAGACCACCTATCAAGCATCCGTTTGGCGTAGTAGGTGCTGGTGGTGATGGATTAGGTGCTTTAGGTGGTCTAATCGGTGCTGCGCTTGGTGCTGCAAAAGGTGGTGTTCTAGGCGCGCTCGGTGGCGCATTAGCGGGTGGCGCTTTAGGTGGTGTGCTATCTTCTCTTACTTCTGGTGCACCAAGTTCGCTTGCAGATTTAGCTAGTGCAGCGACCGGCGGTTCTACTTTTCCTAGTATGGATGAAGCAACAGGTAAACTCGGCGAAGCGGCATCTACCGCCGCAACAGAAGCAGCTAAAAGTTCTGATAATTTGTCGATGCTTTCTGGTTCAATTAAAGCAGGATCATTTGATCCAAACATAGGTTTGGAAACCAGCTTCCAAACCGCACAACCAGTAAATCCAAATGCAACGGTATTTAATCCTAATATAGGCATGGACCTTGGATTCCAAACTAGCTAATCTTAAGGAAATAAATTATGGCAGTAGCCAAAGAAATACCACCTGGTGGCAAAAAATCAAAGTATCTTGGCAACCACGTCTGGACAACAGAGGCTGGGCACAAGATTGAAATTGATAACTCACCTGGTGACAGACGCATCCACGTATATCACGCGAGCGGCACATTCATTGAAATCCAAGATGATGGTGCGCGTATCACAAAGATTCAAAAATATGACCAAGAGTACGTCGATGGCATAAAAGAAACTGTGGTGCATGGCCGTTTTAGTCTTACGATTGATGGTGACTACGAGATCAACGTCACTGGTAAGATGAAGATTGAAGCTGGTGATTTTGAACTAGTAAGTCACAAAGACATTAATTTGAAATCTGATGGTAATACGCTTCAGGAACACGGTGGTGACCAGAGAGTTCAAGTTAATGGCCACACATCACACCGAACATCAAAGAACCGTGATTTCATCACTGGTGGAGATAATACTATTAGCACAATGGGTAACCACATGTCAACAACTGTCGGTAACTATACCAATGTTGTATCTGAAGCCAAATATGAAATGGTAGGCGGATTGTTCTATCTGTACGGCGGTGGTATGGACATAGCATCTGGCGACGCGCTAGGTATGAGTTCGGTTGGCAATCTTACAATTAATAGTGAAGCTGCGACAACAGTTTTAGCTGGAACAAATATCACGAGCAAAGTTGGTGCTACAGGTATTAAGATTGATTCATCGACCGTCACGACAACAAAGACAACATATATTGGGCAGCCAAATCTCGATGGCCGCACTGGTCCTGCATCTCCACCATTCCATTCACCATAATAGGTTTTCATATCCATGGATCAGTTACAGATAGATTACCAGCTTAGATCAGTTCTCGCAGATGTGCAAGATATTGTTGCAGGTGTTGAATATACCTTATACGGCAAAAAATATAAGTATATGGGAACCGATCTAATCCATAAGCAATCTATGCTTTTGCAGCGCGACCATCCTGATATGTTTAATCCGCAGATAGCATTAGCTATGATGCGTGATCCTCTTGGATATAGACCGCCTCCATTCCAATTATCTCCTACTGTTGTTGCTGGCGTTGCAGCCGCAGCCGCAGCTGGTAAATTGGCTGATCTTGCTGGCATGGGCGATGCTGTAAGTAAGCTTGCGCCAGGCCTAAGTGCGGCTATGGAAGGATTGAAAGGTCTTGCCAGTGGAATTACAGATAAACTTCCAATAAAGATGTTAGGTCCAGGTAGCATTGCTATTCCAGGGCAAATTACCGCTGTTAAAGCTGCTATGGATGCAGCACTAAAAGGACCAACATCAGCCATAGCAATGGCAATGAAAGGTGGGTTATTAGCCGATGTTGCTAAAGCCGCAGACGCAGCAAAAGCTGCACTGGGTGAAGTATCAGGCGCTCTCGGAGCTGTAGCCGGTGCAGCCGGTGCCGCAGCCGGTGCTGTTGGTGGTGCAGTTAGCTTAGCTGGGCAAGCTGCTGGTATGGCTAAAGCTATGAGTTCTGGCAATCCTGTTGCTATCGCGGCCGCGGCCGCTGGTATGGCATCAAAATTTCCTATGATTAATCCAAATGCAATTGCTACTCAGATGGTAGCTGGTGCTTTAACAGGCGCTGGATTTGATATCGCTTCTAAGCTTCCAAACCTAAGTCTATCGCCTGATGGCATTATGAAGATGATGCCGATTCCTGGCAAACTGCCTACCAAAGATGCAAAACCGCCAATTAAAACTGCGGCGCCGCCTAAACCAGTAAAACCCGTTGAAATGAAAAATCTGTTTGCTGAAGGTGCAGCCGCTGGCAGCGTGTCCGATCTTATGAAGCCGTTATCGCAAGCCATGAATATAGCTTCAACGATAGCTAGTGCAGCCAACATCGTAAAAATGGTCACTTCAAGTCCAGCTGCAACCTCATATGGCACTCAAAAATTGACAAGAAATGCCAACACTATTAATTGGGGCAGCAATAGCAGTAGGCCAAATACCGCAAAACTAACCGAACTTCGCCGTATGATGCTAAGCACACAGATTGAAAGACACACCAAAGAATTAGACTTGATGTGCGCTACTCCATATGATATACTTTATTCTATGCCTTATTCTGAGTTAGTTCGAAGATATCCTGCAATAAGACCAAATACACCGGTAGCCAACGCTCTACAGATTATTGCTGGCGTTAGTGCTGGTTTAGCATTAGCCGATTCAGTCTCAAATATATTTTCAAATCGAAACTTTGAGTCTGGTGGTATCATAGATAGTGGTGCGGCTGCATCTTCAACAAGCACCACTGTTCTGCTTGATGACGCATATAAAGAGCTAAGAACACCAACCGATGCTGCTGGAAATATACCACAACCAACTAGACCAGATAGAGGCGGCGCAGTAATGGCTGACACTAAGGAACCGTTTGATTCTAGCGCGTCAGCATACAAATATCTTGATGGTGAATTTGGTAACGAATCAAATTATGGTGGCAATATGACAGTTGCTAATCCAAAAGCAACTACATATGATCCAAGTCTTGGAATGCCACTTGGATTTCAAGACGATCAGAATTGGAATAGTCAGCTTGAACAAAAACTAACAGAGCAAGTTACTAGAGAACCAATGTCTGCTGTTGACGGGTATGATAGTTATACAGGATCTGAAGGTGGATACGATTACGACCAACAAGGTAGCTTTGATGTGGGCAGTGATTATGGGTAATAGTATCTGACCGGTTATAACATCCTTATTATACCTCAGAAATAACTGGATGTCAAGAGTTTTTTTGTAATAAATAACAGATAAAAGGAAAACTCAATGGCTAAAAAGTTACCATCATCACTAAACAAAACGACTTATAGGGACTTTGATCTCTCTTTTAAGAAGCATCCTGTCACAGGAAAGCTCTTGATGAAGAAGGACGATGAGGCTGTAAAGCAGGCTGTTAGAAATTTAGTTCTAACAAACAAATACGAGAGACCATTTCAACCAGAATTTGGTGGAGATGTCAGATCAAAACTATTTGAAAACTTTTCGCCATTTATCCAGTCAAACATGGAAAACAGAATCAACACCACGCTCAAGAATTTTGAGCCTCGTGTAAAAATTATGGATGATATCGGCGTTGATACTGTTAGCGTTTTACCATACCCAGACCTCAACGGCATGAATGTTACGATTCGGTTCAAAGTAATTGCTTCATTAAGCGACATTTCGCTAGATATCAATTTAAATAGGGTTCGCTAATGGCTGCTAATACCGATCTCATTGTAACAGGATTAGACTTTGCGTCGATTCGCGCTAATCTACGCAATTTTATGGCCGCAAAGCCGGAATTTACCGACTACGATTTTCAAGATTCGGCTATCGGCACACTGATTGACCTTCTTGCATATAACACATATTATCAAGCGTTCTATGCGAATATGGCCACAGCCGAAGGATTTCTTGATAGCGCACAGATTTATGAAAGCGTGGTTTCGCGTGCCAAAGCTATAGGATATGTTCCGTCGTCTGCGCGTGGTGCTACAGCCAATCTGCAAATTATTTTTACCAACAGTTTTTCCAATGCGACATTCCGCTCAATAACAATTCCTAAGAATACCAGATTCACTACATCCGTCAATGGCACAGCATTTAAATTTGTGACACCACAGACGTACACAATCACTGCCAACTCTGTTGGTGGTTTTTCTGGATATATTAATATCACAGAAGGTGAACCACTGACGCATAGATTCCTTTTCAATCGCGCATCAAATACCTCATTTGTTTTGCCAAACGAAAATGTTGATACATCAAGCATAACCGTATCTGTAACTATGTCAGGCAATACGCAAACGTACACACGCGCAGACGACATTCTAACAGTTAATTCAAGTTCAAAAATTTATTATGTCGAAGCGGATCGCGGATACAAATATAAGGTAGCATTTGGTGACGGCGTGTTTGGTTATTATCCAGATACATCAAGCGTTGTGCAAATATCATACCGAGTCTGTAATGGTGAAACGTGCAATGGTGTTAAGAATTTTAGTTTAGTTGACTCTACGATTGCTGGTCAATCAAGCATTTACATTTCACCAATAGGCCGCGCATCTGGTGGTGCAGCGGTAGAAAATATCGAATCTGTTCGCCGTAATGCGCCACTAGCATATGAAACACAAAATCGTGCCGTAATCAATAACGACTATGAACGTATTCTTTTGCGAGATAATCCAGACATTCAAGCAATCAGCACATGGGGTGGAGAAGACAACAGCCCACCAATATATGGTAAAGTCTTCGTGTGCGCGAAGCCAAAAATTGGCAATATTTTTTCAACAAGCCGTAAAGATACGATTAGATTGAATCTTAAAAAATATAACGTACAATCAATCGACGTTGAAATGGTAGACCCAACATATCTCTATGTGATACCGAGCGTAATTTCTCGCGTGGACCTGCGCGGAACCACACTCACACCAGGCGAACTTGCTGATAAAATTGCGAGAAAAATTAAAAGCTATGAAACTACACAATTAAATACGTTCGGTAAGCGTTTTCGTTTTTCAAAGTTTCTGGAAATGATTGACACAGCCGATGATGCAATAACAACATCTGACGCCACAATCCGAACAAAAAAGATGTTTATCCCGTCTTTGACTACGCCAAGCACATATACGCTAAGATTCAATCATCCTATTCAGGGCCTCGGTGGTTATATTGACGGTATTCCAAATAACATAAGTTTGGGCACCATCACATCATCACCATTTACCTTCAAAGGATATCCAAATTGCTATTTTGACGATAATGGATATGGCACACTTCAAATTTATTATCCAATTGCTGAAAACACAACCGCTGAAGTTTTGTCGCGAAATTATCTATCGTATAATGCTGGAACAGTTAATTATGAAAAAGGTATAGTTACGCTAATATCGTTTTTACCACAAGATTTTATTGGTGATACAATTTCAATTGTTGCTGCGCCAACAACAACAAACATTGTTCCTATTCGAAATCAAATTCTGCTAATGGCACAATCAAAAGTGCAAGTTATTGATGATCTTTCTGGAAATGTAGTAGCTAACGTGACGAGCATCGAAACGATTGGTCAAACACAATCATCTGTAATTCCAGGCGGAAGGTTAAATAACTTCTAAGATGGCAACATATACAGTAAGTGTCGGAGAATTTTTAACGCTATCAGCAGATCCATTTGCAACATGGACTGCTGGCGTTCAAATCACAGCAAACGTCGCGCTTTCAGCCGTGCAGGGTGGACCGGTTTGGAATCTTAGTGTTACTGAAAGAGCAACTGCAAATAGCATTCAGTCTGTTCAGGTAAATGCTGGCGCCGCTGTTACTGCAAACGTATCTCTTACCGATACTCCTAAAGTCATAACTAACATCGTTGAAGCTATGGCAATTGCTGAAACGGTTGTCGGTGCAGGTATATACCCAGCAAACATATCCGAAAGCGTAACTGCCACAGATTTATTCGTTCGTGTTATTCCTGTTGACATATTTGAATCTGTCAATCTGGTTGATTATCCTGTATATGAAAACCATGTAATATCTGGTGCTGAAAACGTATATCGTAAAATTTCACCTAAGATTGAAATGCAATTCCCTGGGTTTATTCGTGAAGATGGACCACAGTTTGTTTCATTTTTAAAAGGTTACTACCAGTTTGCTGAGCAGCAAGGAATGGCAATTGATGCCATTCGTGGACTACAAGATAATCAAGACGTAGATCGTTCGCTCGATATGTTTATCGCATATTTTAGACGCGAATTTATGCCGAACATACCGAAATATGTGATGGCAGATCAGCGTTTGATGACAAAGTATATCAGAGAATTTTATAGAACGCGTGGTTCTGATGATTCATTCCGCACAATTTTCCGTGCGATGTTCAATAAAGAAATTGAGTTCTATTATCCTGGTCAAGATATTCTTCGTGCTTCTGATGGTCGTTGGGTAAGAGAGACTGTTGTTCGTGTTGGTACGCCATATAATAAAGTACCAACAGTTATGACTGGTACTACAATAACAGGTTTAACATCTCGCGCAGTCGCTCGCGTAGAAAATATTCAAGTCATTGAAGCATCTGGTATTTTGGTGTACGACCTAACAATTCAAGCCATATCAGGATTATTTGTCGATGGTGAGGTTGTTGCGGATCAATACGGCAATACAGCTACGATTAATAATCAGCTCGGTTCGTTGACTGGTATCAATGTTCTACAGGGCGGCGCTTATCACTCGTCGGGTGGATCATACCACGAAAAAGGTGACCTTGTTGAAATCAACGGTGCCGCGTCAACTGAGCCAGCATATGGTATCATCGATCAAGTAAGCAATAAGAGTGCCGTTGAAGTCGTATTAACAGATGGCGGTTCTGGATATACCAAAGACCACACACAAATTATTGTTGAAGGTGGATCTGGTGAAGGCCTAGATGTTCGTATTGGTTCGTGGACACTCACACCCGTAAGCACTGCGGTTAATA